GCGCTTGCCGCTCTCGTCGAGGTAGTCCTTGCCGCAGTAATAGGCGCCGACAACGTCGAAGTAGCGATCGAAGTGGTCCTTCTTGACCATCTCGCCCTTCATCGCCGCACCGCCGGGCACCGTGCCCATATCGACGGCGGCCTCGTCGCCGAGGCGGTAGGCCAGGAATTGCTCGACCTTCGACTTGATCTTCGGCTTGCACTCGTCGATGTAATGGCCCAACTCGTGAACCATCGTTCGGTTTGCGTCGGCCTGGTCCGTGCTGATTCCCACGCTCACTTTGGGATGGGCCCGGATTACTTTCTGGCCGGCGACGCGCATGAACCGCAACGGTGAATCGACCATTTTTTTGTTGTCGCTGAACGAGGCGCGGCCGGTAAGGGAGTTGCCAAAGGTCACCGTGTTGGCGAAGCCCTTGCCCTCGCAGACGGCCTGCACGAAGCCGACGGCCTCGTCGATTGCCGCCTCCTGCAGCGGGGTCGGCTCGAAGGGTTTGGCAAGCCACTCGTCGGGCTTGGAAACCATTCGCACGCCCTCCGTGTCGTGGGCCACCTCGATTTCCGGCGGCGTCGTCGGCGTCATCAATTCGCGGAATCGCTCGCGAGCCCTGGCCTTCGCCTCGGCCAGCGTCTTCGCGTGCTTGCTCTGCTGACGACGCAGCTTGAACCATGCTTCGCGGGCCTGGAAGGCCCGGCGGTCGCCGTCGCCGTATTGCGCCTGCACATCCTGGAACGCTTTCCAGGCCGTCTGTTCTGCCTTCAAGTGCTTCTCGGCAGCGGCAATCTTCGGGTCGGCGATGAACTGCGCCGCCAGGTCGTGCATGCCTCGAACGACGGCGTGGCTGGCCGCGTCCTCGCGGATCGCCCTTGCCATCGGATGATCGGGGTTGTCCTGTTGCAGATCGATGGTAGGCCCCTCTTTTGCCGGGCCAGAGTCGGACGGCGGGCCCGGGTCGGCGCCGCGCGCCTTTGCCAGCGCCCACTCCGCCAGCGCCTGTCCTCTGGCCGCCTTCGTGCCCGAGCCGCCCGCGCCGCCGCGGCCGACCGCGCCCATCTTCTGGCGCAGCTCGGCAATCTGCGCCACGCTCAGCCCGCCGATCTTCGCCGCCAGGTTACGGACGTCTTCCGCCGCGTTCAGGCCGCGCCGTCGATGTTCTTCGATCAGCGCGTGGACCTCCTCGACGGTGGCCTTCGACAACTTCTCCTTCGGCCGGGCTTTTCCCGGGGCGGGGCCCTCCGAAGCGCCGGGGCCGCGCCCGCCGCCGGCCTCGCCGCCGGGCTTCGCGATGCGATGGGTCCGGCCGCCCTCGCGCCTGTACCAGCGGCCGTTGGTCTGCCACTCGTCGCCGTCGGCGTGCGCGCTGGCCTTGATTTCCCACCAGGACAGTCCCTTTTCGCCCGACTCGCCGCCGTCTTCCAGCGGGCGCACCGTCTCCTCGTCCACCACGAGCGGGCCAATCGAGCATTGCAGGCCGAACGGGGAGGGCCGGGTGCTCAGCGGCCCGACCACTCGCCGCGGCGGGGCGTCGTCCGAAAGGCACTCGTAGCTCATGGCCTCGACGAGCGTGCCGTCGGGAGGCAATTCAGGCAAGGGGTGCCTCCCGGCCGTAGCTCACGACCTTCGCGATGGCCTCCTCGAAAGGCATGTCGCCGCGCTTTTTGTTGCAGTACGGGCAGGATGGGACGATGTTGGGCATCCGGTAGCGGCCACCCTCGGCGGTGGTGAATATCTTGTCTTGCTCCAGCGAGGCCTTGACGTTGTCCCCGATGTAGCGACCGCAGTAGATGCACGGACAGACCTTGCCGTCGCCAAACTCGTTCAGCAGTTTCTTGCGGCGCCGTTTGCGATCGTTGACGTTGCCGACCAGGTCGCGCCGGAACTCGTTGACGCCTTTCGCGGCTATACCGGCCAGGTTTTTCTCTTTCTCCTCCTCGGTCGGCGCGGGCACGATCTTCCCCTTGGTTTGCGCCAGCGCCAGCGCATCGGCATGCTCCTCGCGCGGCGCGAAGGTGCCGATGCGTTCGTCCATCGGCTGCGCCGGGTCGAACAGCTCGACGCCAGGCGGCAGCTCCTTCGCCGTCTCGGCCGGCTTGGCCGTCTCGGCCGGCTTGGCCGGCTTGCTCGCCGTCGGCTTGCTCGCCGTCGGCTTGCTCGCCGTCGGCTTGCTCGCCGTCGGCTTCTTCGCGGCCTCCTTCTTGCTCGTCTCCTTTTTCGCGCTGCCCGAGGCGCCTGGCTTCGAGGAGAACTTGCCGTGGTCGCGCGGGTGTTCGTCCTCGCGGAACTCCTTGGTGCGCCACGACAGCACGGCCTTCGCGAACGCCTGGCCGGGCCGCCAGCCCTGCGACCACACCGGCGCCGCCGGCACCCGTGCCGCCAGCAGCGACTTCATGCCGATGGGCAACTGTCGGCCGCACACGCCGGCCTCCAGCGCCTTGCGAACGGCGTCGCCGTTGCAGGGCATGCTGGTGAGCGTCGTCTCCAGCAGTTCGACCTCGATCAGGTGCAAGCCCGCGTAACCCTTCTTGGGGTCGTTGAACAGGCCCCGTTCGGGATCGGGACCGAGGCGCTTGAAGTGGATGGGCCGATAGCCGATGCTCCCGCCGCGCAGGATGCCCTCGCGGTAGAGGTGATAGACCTGTTCGGCGACCGGCAACGACTGGCTCAGGTACGTCTTCGCCGTGGCGATGCCGCGCTCTACGTCGATCTGGACCGTGTACTCGCCGGTGTCCGGGTCGCGGTCCAGCCCGATAGGCAAGGGCGCCCACGCCTGCTTGCCGTGCTCGACGAACGCCACCGGGTTGCGCTGGTGGTTCTCCGTCTGGATGCCGCCCACTTCGAGAAAATCACCCACCCGGTCGCGGCCGTGGCTGGCGGCGAAGACGTATTCGATGCACATACGGCCGTCGTCGAACGTGGCCGGCACGTCCACCGGCGCGTCCAGCGCGTAGGATGAGGGAGCGAGCTTGTAGCTGTAGCCGGGCAGGGACTTCTCGCCGCGCAACGCGAGCGCGGCTGCCGGGTCGGCAGGCTGGCCCTGTCTGCCCTGCCTGCCGGCAGGCAGGGCAGACACCGCAGGCAGGCGTCGGCGTACAATGGCGCGGGTGAAGAGCATGGGCTTCATGGAGGATGAACGAGGTAGATTACTTCCCCGCCAGCCGCTGATGCAGCAGCGCCAGCACCGCAGGCGTCCTCGTGACGGACTCCAGAAGCGCCGTCAGCTCGGCATCCACGGTGCCGGGCAGCGCCGCTTCGAGCGCCTGGAGGAAGGCCAGCACCACGCCGGCATCCTGCTTCAGCGCCTCGGGGGTCAGCTCGCGTCGGGCCATGTGCTATCCTGATGGGGAGGGCGAGTTAGACGATGTTCGATCCGAACAGGGCCAGGTGTACCTTCTGCGATGAGCGACAGGCCAAAACCAGCGACCTGCCTGCCGGCAGGCACGGCACCGGAGCGGTGCTGGATGTGCAATGGCACGGGGATCGCGTATTACATCTGCGCGCCGGGGACAGTCAATATCCGCTGCCGGCGGGCACCGAACGGCCACTGGCTGTGCCAGATGCCATGTCCGGAATGCCGCCGTGCCTGTCGGCAGGCAGGCGGCTCAGCGCCGCCGCGAACGGGGCTGTGACTCTTCCGATTCGGCCGACTCGTCGTGCTTGCCTGCCGCCGTGCCTGGCGGCAGGCAGGGCAGGTCGCTTGCGGGCACCGGCGGCACCGACAGATGCACGGTCGGCCCGACGCCGCCGGCGGCGCGGGTCAGGGTCAGCTCGCTGCGCGTCGTCGGCAGGGCCAGGTGCTCGCGGCCTTCGGTCAGCGCGACGCGGTAGCCCTCGGCGGTGCGCGTCACGTCGATGATGTGATCGAAGTTCACGAGCACGCAGCCGGCGGAAGTGTCGAGAGGGTGAAGCATGCCGTTCAGTGCGCTCCGTTGGTGCCGTTGAGTATCGCCCGGTCGCCCAGGCTGCCCCGGCCCTGCTGCTGGCGCGGCCGGGCCTGACTCTGTTCGTCGCTCTCGGCCTGCTCATCGGAGCCGTCGCCCATCAGGCCCGCCAGCGGGACGTGCCTGCCTGCCGGCAGGTTGCCGCCCTGGCCGGGCTGGCCGCCGGGCTGCTGGCCGTCGCCGACGCGCTCCTCGCCCCACTTCTCGTCGGTGGGCTCCAGCGCCAGCATCTTGCGGACCTCGTTGTTGGTCGCAACCTTCGCGCTGGTGGCAAGCTGGGCGCGCTTCTGGTCGTTCTCCTGGTCCACGATCTTTCGCGGTTCCAGCTCGACGAAGTAGTCCTCGCCGAAGTACGGCCAGACGAGCTGGAGGTTCAAATTGTCCGAGAGCATCCGCAAAAGCGGGCAGAGCGTGAACAGGTCGAACTGCTTGAGTTTCGCGTACAGGGCGGCGAAGGAGGTGTCGTCCTCCATGAACGCCAGCGAGCGCGTCACGCCGAAGATCGACAGGACAAAAGAGATAAGCTGTGTCCAGCTTTCGATCCAGCCGACCTCGACGCTGGCCCCGCCGTACTCGACCAGTTCGGAACCGGGCGGCAGCATGGCGACGCCGCCGGCGTTGTCCGGGCCGGACAGCAGGCTGGCGATCTCCTCGCGAGCCCGGTCCAGGTCGTCGCCGTCGGGCTGGTAGACGGTGCTGTCGAGCTTCAGGGTGGCAGCGGGCCGAACCACCTTGCGCATGACCTGCATGCGGGCGCGGTCCACGGCCTCGATGGTGTCCAGGGCCAGATCGCAGGCGGCCAGCGGTGCCAGGCCCTCGTGATCGACCAGCGGGTGCGGATGGCGAGCGGCGATCACGTCGCGGGCGTCGAACGCCACGCCGCCGGTGGACAGCGTGCCGGGTATCTGGGCGAGCGGGCCCGGAAAGAAAGGCTGTATCCTGAAGCCGCCATCGGGGTATTCGGCGCAGATCGCGATGGGCTGGTAGGTGCCGGTCGGCACGGACCACAGTTCTCGCGGCGTGCCGAAGTCGTTGACCGGCGCCAGCGCCAGCCAGGTGCCGGTGAGCGAGAGTTGCTGCACCGCCTTTTTCAGCAGCATCCCCAGCGTGTGCCGGGGATTGGGCCGGCGCAGAAGCTGGCACAGGGAGTGATCGACGGGCAGCGGCTCCTTGCCGTCGCTCTCGCCGCCCTGGCGGGCGCTCTCGTCCCAGCGATAGCACTTCAGCTCGGCCTGGCTGGCCTGGTCGCCCAGGCACTTCACCGCGAGGTACACGGCGCCCTTGAGGCGCTGGCTCTCGGTGAGATGATCCGACATCCATTGCACGGGCGAGCGCGAGCGCAGCGATGCCAGGTAACGCTCGCGGGCCAGCTTCGTCGCGGCGTCGCTGTCGCTGGGTCGCTCATCTCGGGGGCCAGCCAGCGCGCCGTAGTCCACGCCGCTGAATCGCTGCTTGTCGGTTGGCATGGAATCAGACGAGCCTGTGGACCTCGAACGAAGGCGGGTCGCAGAACGCCAGCATGATCGCGTCGGCCAGGTCGGGCGACTTCTTCAGCCTGGCCTTGGTCTTCTCCTTGGGCTCGACAACGCGGCGGCCGCGCGCGTCGAGCGTGTAGGTGACGCCCAGGAGCTGCTTCTTCAGCTCGTCCTGCGTCGCGCGGTCGAGCCGCGCGAAGCAGACACGACGGGCCATCGCCGCCTCGGCCAGCTCGAACCACGACTCGCTGCGACGATTGGGGTAGAGCCTCTGGTCCTTCGCGTGGTGCGCCCCCAGGCAGGGAGTGCAGCGGTAGCCGCGTGCCCGAATCTGATCGGTGACTCCGCCGCCCACGCCGGCATCGTCCGTGCGAATGTCCACCTTTTTGGGGTGCAAATTACCGCGCGGCGGCCCGGCCGACAGGTCCTGCGACCTCGTCTCGGGAAACTTGCTCGCCCACTTCTCGGCCATGTTCATCGCCAGCTCGGCCGAACGGAGAGTGCTCAGCCCGGAGCGCTCCAGCGCTTCGAGCACCACGGGCCCTTCCCTGGCCACGCAGCAGGTCTTGTCGTCGCCGAAGCGGGCCACGTCCAGGCCGATGGTCAGCTCTCCGTCGGGCTGCATCTCCTTCAGGCAGGCTGCCCAGGTCGCCGGGCCCCAGACGCTGTTGACGGCCTGCGACGGCCAGCGGCCCAGCAGCAGGCCCTCGGCCTCGGGGCCGGGGCGAAGGTATTGGCCGGTGCCGGGCGGCCACTCGACGTCAGTGGGCTGCTCGTCGCCTTTTGCGACTGGGACACTCCACTTTCGGAGCATCTGGTCGAAGGTGGCCAGGCGGACGGCGGAGGGGAAGGGCGGCTCGCGGCCGGCCAGCTCGGCGGCGATGTTGGGGTGATCGATGCCGGAGAGCGGCAGGACGGTCCATTCACCACTTTCGCACTCCGAAAAGAACCGGCAGGCCGACGTGGTCGGGTTGCCGATGGCCAGGAAGGCGTAGGCATCGCCCTGCATCATGGGCAGGGCGCGGTCCCAGGTGGCCTCGATGGCCGTGGCCTCGTCGAAGACTACCAGCGAGTGCCGGGCATGCCGGCCCTGGAAGGCGGTCGGCGTGCGGCTGACGATGCCCATTGCCCGGCGGTTGCCGGCCTTCATGCGCACCGATTCGGGGCCGGTGAAATCGTCCAGGCCGGCCCGGCCGCGCAGGCCGCGCAGCTCCTTCCAGATGCAGTCCTTGACCGTGGCCTGGGTCGGGCCGGTGGTGATGACCTGGGAATCGTCGAAGGTGTCGAACCACCAGCTTGCCAGCAGCGCCGCCAGGAACGACTTGCCCACGGCGGTCGAGGCCGGCACGCAGACCTTGTAAGGCGGCCGGCGCAGGGCGCGGGTAATTTCCTCCTGCTGGGGTGTCAAATCTATTCGGAGGATTTCCCGCGCGTAGCGGGCCGGGTCGTCTCGGTAGCGCCGGCAGCAGAACTCGCGGTAGACTTCTCCGCGCGCATCAATTCCAGTATTCGCAACAGTAATGGGTCGCTCTCGCCGGCATCCTTCTTCTCCGACCACATTCCGACGTGCTTGCCCAGCAGCTCGTAGGCGCGGATGCGGGCCGACTGGCTCGACTTCTCGCCGCGATCTTCGGCCTCGGCCTTCAGGCCGGCGACCACCCAGTCGGCGGTAATCTGCGTCCGCTGGGTTCGCTCGGCTTGCAGTTCGGCGACGCGGGCCTGGACGTTCGCAATTGTCAACAGCCGGCTAGCGGTCTGCCGGGCGGCCTTCTCGCTGTAGCCGGCCCGGACGGCGGCAGCCGCGCCGTTGAGGTCAGCGAGGTATTCCTGGCAGAACAACTCGTGCTGCTTGTTCTTCAGCGCGGCCACGAGCGCTCACCTTCGGCCCTCGATCACAGCGGTCCCGCCGTCAGGTACTGGTCGCGGATGTGCGCCCGGAAATACTTGCCGTGGCTGCCCGCGTGCAGCAACCCCTGGTACACGACGACCGGCACGCCGGAATAGCGGTATTCGGACTTCACCGCTCCGGTTTTCTTGTCCTTGAAGCGCACGCCCAGGGTGCCGACGGCGCCCTCGCCGTAATAGGCGACGGAGTGCAGGTTGCTCGACGCGACGGCTATCCATGCCTCGTCGCCGGCGAAATACTCGCCTGCGGACATGGACTTCAGCGCCGGCTGGTCGGCCTTTGGCTTGCGGCGGAAGCGGTCGAGGAAGCTCACGCGACGCGCTCCAGAATGGTGCCGGACGGGATCGGGCCAAAGCAGCGCTTCAGCGCGGCGCGGGCCTCGGACTTCGTTGTGCCGGCGCAGCGACGGCCGAGCAAGTAGCTGTGGGCGACATGATCGGCGACGGCGATGACGGACCACGACCTGCCTGCCGGCAGGCACGGCAGCCGGGACCAGGGGGCGCCGGAGCGGGCGCCGTGCCTGCCGGCAGGCAGGCGGTTGCGTTCGCGTCGGTTCATGTCGTCTCCCGGTATCGGGCCAGGCGCTTCCGCAGCTTCGCCTCGGCCCTGATCTGTATCTGCCGGACGCGCTCCCTCGTCACCCCCCAATCCCGCGCCACGTCGTCCAGCATCTTACCGTCGAAATGGCGGCGCTGGATCGCCTCGCGCTCGCGCGGCGACAGGAAGCGCATGGCGTCGGCTACCGCGTCGCGAAGCTCGGCCCGCTCGGCCAGGGCGTCGGCCGATGGCGCATCGTCGGGGAGATTGTCGAAAAAATCCGGATCGTGCGGCGGCATGGGCAGGCTGGCCCAGCGGTGCAGGATGCGCGACAGCCAGCCGCGCATCTTCCAGTGGGCGAAGGTCGTGAAGGCGCCTTTGTCCGGGTCGAACGTGCGGGCCGCGTCGAACAGGGCCAGCCGCATCTCCTGCACGAGATCGTCGAGCTGATCGGGCGCGCCGCGCTCGTCGAGCCAGAGATGGTCCCAGGCACGACGGGCGAACCAGGCAGCCAGGTGCAGGTGCTCCAGCACGAGGCGGTTCCGGTCAGTCGATGTAACCATGGGTGGGGACATTGGAGCGGGAGTCGCGCGTCGCCTTCGCCCAGACCGCGGTGATCTGGCGGACCAGCGGCAGGTAGGCATCGTCCGGCGTCTGGCCAGGCTCGCGGGCAAGGTGAACCTGGCCGGGTTGGTCGTGCCGGCCGAAGGCGCAGACGACGGAATAGCCGGCATCGCGCAGGGCGGCGACGGCCAAAACAAGCGCATCTTCCGGCGAGACGGGAAGGGGATTCACACGATGGACCTGGATGGGGCCGGGGACGCACCCGGAAGGCAGAAGTGAAGCACCCTGCGCATGCGGCCGGCGGGAATGGTGGCGCGTCGCGAGAGCCCGCGCCTCTATCTATCTATTGCACATCGAGGAGCGATTTTTGGACAGCGCGTCACGAAAATTCTTCGGAAAGTTTGGCGATGGCCCGCTGGCGCCGCTTGTACTCGGCCCCATCGGCCGACTCGCCCGCCAGCAACCGCCGCAGCGCCGGGAACTCCCGGGCACGTTCCAGCGCCTCGTGGTCCTGGGCAGCCTCGGCAGGATCGGGCTCATTGGAATGCCGGCCGTCGAGGAACTCGTCGCCGAAGGGCTCCTCGCGAGAGCGGCGCGACAGGTCGGAGCGGACCAGCCGCGACAGGTGCGAGCGAATGCACATGGTGAGGAGCGCCATTTCCGGTCCCATCTCGGGGCGGTACAGGGGCAACGCCTTCAGGATGACCACGAGAGCTTCCTGCTCCAGGTCATCGCCGTCATGCGTCGGACAGCGGTAGCGGCGGGCCAGGTAGCGGGCCAGGGCGTAATGCTCGGCGGTGAGCGGCATGGGGACAGCTCCGGTGCTGCGAGGGAGAGGAATGGCGACGGGGACGACGGGGTGAGGAGAAGACGGCCAGGAACGGGATGGTGACGAGCACGAGCAGGAGAACGGTCAGCGCCCGGCCGTCGCGGCGAAGGAAGGCATGGACGGCCTGGCTGGCGGCCTGGGCGGAATGGTACAGGCCCAGGCTGACGCGACGACCCAGCAGGACCGAGTAGGGCCGGGCACGCCAGCAGCGATGCAGGCTCGACCAGGAGACGTACAGGTAAACCAGACGACCGCGCAGAGGATCAGGCATGACGCACCGTTGCGCCGACGACAGCGTGGCAAGCATCATGCGGACGACAGCCCTCAAAAAGGGGCGCCGACGCGTCGTGCCGGCCGGGGGCGGGCTGCGAATGATTATAGCCCGATTCGATGGACCGAATCCGCGCGAGGTGGCCTCTTCATCCGCGCGAGGAGGCCACCTCGCGCGCCCACTGGATGCAGGCGGCCGAGAGCGCGTCCACGGCATCTTCGCGCGAAGGGAAGTAGAAATGGTGAGAATTGGACTCATGGCCGGCAGGCCGGCCGTGCCTGCCGCCGTGCCTGCCGGCGGGCCTGCCCTGCCCGCCGCGGCGGGCAGGCAGGTCGCCTCTCCGGGCAAACCCCTTCAGGCGCTCGAACAGCGGCGAGGGCAAGTAGTGGGGCGCGCTGGGGTGCCCATCGCTGTCTGCCCAGGCAAGGTCAAACCAGGTGTGCCAGTCCTTCCGGACATTGGATAGCCAACCCGTCAGCAAAAGCGGCTCTCTGTCCACCAGCTCCACGCGCTCCACGGGGGCACGCGCCACCAGTGCCGGCCCGTGGCGCGGCCAGGCATTCGTCCGGCAGCGGACCCGCGCGATGAAGCCACGGCGATATGTCCAGTCGTCGATGTCCGCGTTGAAGTCGCCGAGGATCGAGGCGAGGGAGCCCGGCCAGAACCGCGAACCGCGAAAGGCGATGTTCTCCCGCGCCAGCAGCTCGCGGCGCTCGGCGCACAGCACGCAATGGCAGTCCTCGACCTCGTGCATTGTTTCCAGCAGCGCGATCTTGCACTGCACCCGGATGAACTCGGCCCGATCCGGCTGGCCGTTGTCCTCCAGCCAGTCGGCGAAGATCAG